ATGCAACGTGTGGGTCGTATCATGTATGTCCCCTTTCAGATGGCTGGTCGTGATTTTGATAACCGTGTGGAGGTTGTGGTAGAATGAAGTATAACAAGGAAGCAGTTCAGAAGCAGATTGACAAGGATCGTCGCATCAAAGGTAAGGAAGCAAAAGCAATTCATGCTCTACTAAAGGGGAGAACACGATGAGTGCTACGTTTGAACGAATCTGGGAGGAGTTGGTTCCTCGCGAAGGTAACGCCGCGACAGTTGCGGGTGAGATGATCCGTGCTGCAGGTCGTCTGCGTTACGACTTCTACAACAACGGTATGGGCAACAACACGTCTGGTGCCCTGAAGTTCCTACGTGAGAAGGGTGCGATCGACAAGGAGTTGTTCGAGTACGTCTTACCCTACACTACAGGTCGTCTCTATGAAGGCAACTACGACGGTGATTTCTTTCATCACGCGATCGATCGCATCGTGGAGATGACCACCAAGATGGTGACCTACAATCCTCAGCTGATGACGATGGAGAACACCGAAGACATGTTCGACTACTCCGATGAGGATCTCGATGAAACTTGCCCAGAGTGTGGGGGAATAGGTTACGACGATTATGCGGACGAAGATTGTTACATGTGTGACGGATCTGGATTCGTTGATCAATAGTTTAAGAGGGGAGTCGGTCTTTCGAAGATTCCGACTGACAGGTAAGTGGACCGCTCCCCTATTTTTACACTTTGTGACTTATTACCAAAAATAACTCTTGCATATTTTCTAAACATGTGAGATAATGTCTGTGTTGAGTGAGTGGAGAGAGTTATGGAAAATTTAAAAGGTCGTTCAGTTGAGATTGTTTCTGGTGCAATGTATGCGCCTCGTATCGGTGAGGTCATTGAAGACCGTGGCGAACAGTGTGTCGTTCGATGTCCTGCCAACGGTGAGTTCGAACAGTCTATTCACTACATTGCAAAGTTTCGATTGCTTTGCAGTGAGTATCCATTCTGTGATGTCCCCAGTGCGGTCGGTGTCTACTTGATCGCGAAACCAATTGTAGAGGAGTGTGCGTAATGTTTTGGGAGGTGGTTGCTGTCCGCCATGCTGTAATAAAGCAGATGAATTTACCTAACAAGAATTATGGTCGTCGAGATGTCCATATTGATGAAGCCACAATAAGGGTCGCTTTCAACTGTCCAGTCACAGCGAGAAGGTATGTTGATAGTCTGGATGATTATTATTACCGCGATGGTTATGTGAGATTTGTATTAGAGGAGTGTGCGTAATGTTTAAAATGCCAAGAACCATTTGGCGGACCTACTTGGTAGAGTTCACCAAGTACGGTAAGCGAGTGTTCGAGGAACTGACCTACCTTGATGTGGTCGGTGAACCCGAACGGGCTGTCGGTTCAACTGTGACGGTTGTCGTCAACAAACAGAAACGAATCGGCATCATTCACGGAATTGCGTAAGGAGACCTATGTCTAAAGTCATCAAGTTGAACTTCACTAAGAAGGTGCGTTATATCTTCGACAAAGAGACTGAAGAAAACGCACAGCTTGGAGAAAAAGTTTTAAATCACTTCGGTTCATTCATCGACAACTCATGGGAGATGACCGATGTGAAAAGATTCCACAAGACCCTTCGTGAGTGTGGGTTATCAGTTGAGGAGTTCCTCGCAAAGAAATGGACAGCACCCAAGAAGAAGGCTCCTGCCAAGACGCGGGTAAGGAAGAAGAAGTGAGAGCGGCATACCGAAGAGCAATTGATGCGGGATTGACTACCTCTCAAGCCCAACGGTATTCCGACTATTACCGTCGCAAGACGGTTCTACCAAAACGCGACAGCGAAAAGACTAAGACCTACAACGCAGAGTGGAAGCTCGAAAATGAACACCCTGAGTTGATCGGTCCGCTCAACGAGTTCAGGGATGTGGAGAAGTTTGTAAAACAAGTAACTGCATCCAAGACATGGGAGAAGGTCTCCCGATACCACGGAAAGGTGCGGGTCGTCCAATCGCGTAACATGGGAAGTCGAGCCGCCTACATGGGCAGGTCGCACGGGTCATGGATCGAGATCTCGCCTGCGTTTGACTTTAACAAGTACATCGTCCTACACGAACTGGCGCACAGTGCGGGACACAGTCACCACCATGTGACCTTTCGGCAGACTTTACTGAAGTTGGTGTCGAGGTTCCTTGGTCGTGAGACTGCCTCGATCCTGAAGGCAAACTTCAAGGAACAGGGTCTGCGAGTGACGCCTGCGAAACCGAAAGATCCAGAGTCGTGGTTGCGAGCTGCGCAACGCGCTCCATTAAATAATATGGTTATTCCAAAATAATCTAAAAAAGTACTTGACTTTATTTTCAAATCAAGTATAATATGTATTGTGAGTTGGGGAGATCTGGTCTCTCGACTAGGAGCCTTCGGGTTCACTGTTTGTCTCTCTGAGACATCTGGAGTCAGAATAGGAACTTTGTTCACTGCTTCTCCCCCTCACTCTTTATTAAGAGGTTGTTATGAGTTGTTTACAAGGATACATTGATGTGTCCTACGAAAAGTTGGTTGAGGTTCTGGGAGAGCCTAACATCTTCTACGAGTTCAAGTTCGAAGCGTACGACATCTACGGAGAAGACTTTGAGATTACTATCGCCAGTCAATACGATGGAACATGGAATGTCTTTGCGAGTAATGACTGTGCGATGGAGATTGTTGAACGAAAGATCCAACCCCTCTATTGTGAAAAAGTAACATAAAAAAAGTGTTGATTCATGTTTCAAAATCAAGTACAATTACTCTGTAATTTGATGATAAGAGAATGATGATATGAGATACAACTACAGCATGGTAAACCCTCAAGTGATGAGTGACGCCAACTCTGAGTTGGTTGATGAATTGTTTGCTGATTGGTCTTTAGAAGACACTCCAGAAGCCTTGCTTGATGAGCAGTTCTTCCGCGACTTTCACAGCTCGCAAAACTGTTTAGCGGCGGTTGGTGGTGTGTCTTCGCGTGAGTTAGGTGAAGACTTAGGTCCCTTATTGCGTATAGATGGTAGTGAGTGGTAAAATTACCATAAAAAAGTTTCAAAAAAGTGTTGACAATTTTCCAGAATTTGATATAATACTTGTGTAAATTGAGTTGAGAGAGTTGATTATGAAAACATTGATTGAGAAGTACGAAGCGCGTGGTCTTGAGTTGGAGATCGACGAAGCCAAGATCACTGCAGTTTGTAAGCGTCCTACTAAACGTGCCCGTTTGGGTTACAAGACTGAGTTCGCTTACCGATACGGTAGTGTCGCTCGCATGATCGAACATGTCGAAGAGTTCCTTGCGGGTCTCGAACGTGCCGACCAGTGGAAGGAAGAGCGTAAGATCGCTCGTGCCGCCGCTAAGGCTGCCGCCCTTGAGGGTGTCAAAGAGGGTGACATTTACGTCGCGTCTTGGGGTTGGGAACAGACCAACATCGACGCCTACCAAGTTGTCGCCAAGAAGGGTGCTACTGTCACTCTGCGTGAGATCGCGGTTGCCTCTGTTGAGGGTTCTGAGGGTTTCATGAGTGACCGCGTTGTCCCCGTCAAGAACGAGTTCATCGGTGGTGAGTTCAAGAAGCGAATCACTGGTAAGTACATCAACATTGACGATGTACGAAGTGCAAGCCCTGCCGAAGAAGGCAAAGAGTTCTACCGCAGTTGGTACGCGTAATGAACTTTCGTCACTGGTGTGCTGAGAAGTGGTTCCAACACTGCGAAGAGATCGAGAGTCTCACAGGTCGGAACCCAATGTATAACTCGCGAGAGTATTTTGGAATGTATAAGTGGTGGTTGCGGAGAGAGTACCGCCACGAAATGAAAGGAGAGAAGTAATGTTTACAGCAAAGCCTAAGTTAAATAACCATCTTGATGTTCGAGAGTTCGAGGTCGTGTTAGACGCCGTCAATTACTTGAATGAGTATAATAAGATGGGTAAGCAGTTCCAAGATGAACACGGTCAGTTTGTGCCTACTATGAAGGCAGAAGACTGGTGGTTGCTTGGTAAGTTAAGTGCCCCCGAGGGGTTCGAGTTTCGTGATAATAGGTTAGTGGAGTCAAAGCAATGACAGAATGGTATGCGCGTGGTGAAGTGGGAGAGTATCTTCGGGATCTTTTTGATTCGGTGATTGATGATATGATCTCACCTGAGATGGCGGTTTCTAGTATGGAAGCTATTGGTATGAGTGAAGTCGAGATTCGAGAGGCGATCCAAGATGAGATTGACCTTCTCGAAGCGTTTGATGAAGTCATCCCCGAAGTAACGGTTCATTAAGGAATAGGTATGATTGCCGAAAATATTATTGTAGAAAACGCCCCTAGTTTTGAGATTTCTGATTATGTCTTTCGTTGTGCGGAGTCAATCGGAATTAATCGTCTGGGGGGTTATGTAAAGGTTGTGTTCGAAGATCATATGATCGGCAATTTTTCGGGTGAGACAGATGGTGACGAAGATCGGGTTGATATTCGTTTCTCGACATACGATCAAGATGATCAGTCGTTAAAGATTAATATCGCTCACGAGATGGTTCATGCTGTTCAGATTCTAACAGGGCGACTTATTCACATAGGTCTTACACTTGACGAAAACGGAATATTGTCGTATAATCATATATTCGATGGCGTTGAGTATAAAAATCTTCCTTACGCAGAACATCCGTGGGAAGAGGAGGCATATAGGTATGAAGAAGAAATCTACGAGTCGGTCGAATCCGGTGGCGAAACACTCGCCGAAGTTCAATCGGCCATCCACCCACATTGATCGTAAGAAAGAGGTCAAGAAACGAGGCTATCCTGAAGATAGTCTCTATCCTAACAATGAACACTCTTGACAACAAGAGTTTTTTGGAGTATAATAGATGTCAATTTCGAAAGAAGAACGTTACGCAATGATTCGTGCAGCTGCACTTAAGATTCAGAAACGTGGCAAAATCAGTGCGGCAAACAAGCGTCTCGCTGATGAAGTAGAACGTCTTGATCGTCAAGACTATAAGTCGGATGTACGTTGGGGTGATGAGACCAAGTTTGTCAATACTCATTACTCTGAAGTATATGAAGCAAACCAGTACGAGGAGTGGAATTAATGTCCCTACCTGAAAACCTTATTGACTTAGGTCAATATCCTCGCAATGATGTAGAGCTCATTACACGTGAGTATATGCGTATTGCGTATCTAGACACTCTAGACACCTTCATTAAGGAGTTCGCAGAACTACCCGAAGAAGATGAGAAACGTCAAAATGTGATCGCAACCCTTGAAGCGTTCGAACACACGATTGCAGTTCTTGACCAGAGTGAAGAGTTTCTCGAAGCCGTTCATGCAGATACTGGTGAAGAAGGCGGAGAGGATGATGAGTTCGAACGATTCTAAGGAGGCAGTAATGTCATACGATAACATCGTTGAACAGTTAAAGTCTAACATCCTACAAGTCACGTTTACGAAGGTGAATGGAGAAGAGCGCGTTATGCCTTGCACTCTGTTACCTGAGTTATTACCTACGCGTGAACAGGGTGAGACTGCGGCTGCATTGGCTGTGAACAACTCAGTGGTACGTGCGTTCGCTATCGATAAGCAAGCATGGCGCTCTTTCCGTGTGGAAAACGTCACGCAAGTTGAGGTACTCGATGGATGAACAAACTGAAGAGAAGTTCCTAACCAAAAAATCTTTCTCGGCAATGATCGAGAGTTTCGTATATAGAAACAAACAGTCCTATATGGACGCTATAGTACATCTGTGTGAAGAGAACGGACTAGAGTTGGAAGATATCAAGAAGTACCTATCTCCGACTATAGTTGAGCATCTTGAGGCCGAGGCGAGACAGTTACATTTCTTACCCAAGCAGAACACACTAGACGTATAAATAGAAGAGCCCTAGAGGCAATTCATACTTAAGTTTATATTTTAGTTAATACAAGGTACATATTATGTCTTTTGCAAATCTAAAGTCCAGATCTATGGACATCTCCAAACTTGTCACTGCCGCGACCGAAGCGTCAGGTCAGACAACCAACACCAACAAATACCAAGACGATCGCAAGTGGAAGCCAACTGTTGATGAACAGGGCAACGGCTACGCTGTCATTCGTTTTCTTCCTGCTACCGAAGGTCAAGATCTTCCGTGGGTACGTTACTGGGATCACGCGTTCAAGGGTCCAACCGGACAGTGGTACATCGAGCGATCACTCACGACTCTTGGTCAGAATGATCCAGTCGGTGAGTTGAACTCCCGTCTGTGGAACTCAGGTATCGAAGAAGACAAAGAGACTGCACGTCGCCAGAAGCGTCGTCTACACTACGTCACTAACATCCAAGTGATCAACGATCCCGCGAATCCAGCGAACAACGGTAAGACGTTCATCTATGAGTTCGGCAAGAAGATCTTTGATAAAATTATGGATCAGATGCAACCCGAATTTCCTGGCGAGACTCCGGTAAACCCATTTGATTTCTGGGGTGGCGCAGACTTCGAGTTGAAGATCCGCAACGTCGCGGGTTATCGCAACTATGATAAGTCTGACTTCAAAAGCACATCTCAGTTTTTGAACGGTGACGAAACCCAACTCGAAGCAGTATACAACTCTTTGTATGACCTGAATGAGTTTGTAGTTCCTAACTACCCTAACGCACACGACGCGAACTGGTTCAAGTCTTATGACGAACTAAAGGCGAAGTTGGAGACCGTATTGGGTCTTGCAACAGGTGCGGGTTCTACTGTTAAGAACGAGGCTCTATCGAGTGCTGAAGAAGCACCGCCTTGGAACACTGCATCTGAACCAACAATCGTAGCCGCTCCTGCCCCTGCCCCTGCAGCGGTCGCGACCGAAGAAGACGACACTCTGTCGTACTTCGCACAAATGGCAGCGGAGGACTGATACATGGATACTAACGCAATTATTTTAGCTCTTGCGGGACTGGTTGTGTTTGGTCTGATCTACCGATCAGCATCAAGCAAGCCAGAGAAGACGACTAGGGTTGGTCCCGCTGAACCCGATCCTTCTCCTAGACCTATCCCTTCCCCTCGACCAAATCTGGAAAACTTATCAAAAAATGAGTTAATCGAGACTGCTGAGAGGAATGGAGTTACGGTTCGTAAATCTTGGAACAAATCGAGAATTCAGACTGAAATTGAAACATATTTGAAGTAAAAAGTAAGGGGACATCAAGTCCCCTTTTTCTTATCTGCGTGTTCCTACGTATGGGTCTTGAGGGTCAGTAGATGTTAAGTTTCCGGTCACGATAGAAGTACCGCCTCCACCACCGCCACTAGAGACGTTCGACGTGCTATTATCTATGGCGACAATTTGTGGAGCGTTTTTAGTTTCATCATTTTCTTTTATCAGGGAACTCATGTTACTAGAAGATGTTGGTGATGCTTGTCTTGATGCGTCATTGATCGATAAGATGGAATCTATTTTGCTAAACGTCTCATTAGGTATATTTTTTAATCCAGGCTTAAATTCTAGTTCTTGTCCTTTTGGAGTCTTAGATTTCCCGCCCTCATACATTGCTTCATACATAGGAAGGGTCAATGCGATTAATTCACCAAGCTCGCTTATTTCTTTTTTTGTATTTCTAAAGTTAAAGTCTGTGTTTGAAAGTTCAGATAACGCGGATGTCATTTTTAAAACGGCATTTGATGCCGGATCAAATTTTTCTAATTTAGAAAGGTCTACGGTTTCGAGACTTTTCAATCCTTCGGTTATACGTTCATACACGGAAGATGTGTCTCCGGTTACGAATCTAGTGACGCCCTCAAAAATCTTACCGATACCGTCCACACTACTCGCAAAAGTCAGGGCGGCGATACCAGCAGCTGTTGTGGCTGCTATCGCTGGAAACCCTAGGAGTTTTGTATAATCGGGGGATGTAAGTCCAGTCAGACCTTTACCCAAGTTGATCATCATATCACGAAGGTTGGATCCGTCAACGTTCATCCAAGACATCGCCTTATCGCCTAGTGCAAGGCCTGCAAAGAATCCTCCAATACCCGCACCAATCGCAGTCATACCGAGCGCAGCTTTACCTAATATCTTCAAACCCATACCTTTCGGCAATGCGCCAAATATTCCGCCCACAGCCAAAAGTGCACTTAACCCCGCTAACTGACCCCCACTAAACGCGCTCAAACCTTCGGCGAGATTGATCATCATAGACTTAAGTTTAGACCCATCAACATTCATCCAAGCCATCGCTTTATCGCCCACCGCAAGACCTGCGAAGAATCCTCCAATACCAAGTCCGAGTGCGGCCATGCCGCCACCAGCTCTACGTGACGCCTTTCCTCCGAATATAGCACCGAACGCTCCGGTGCCGGCAAGAATTCCTCCCAGTATCATTAGGCCGTCTTTTGGTGCTTCTGAGAACGCTTGACTTAAAGTTACTATTTGAGTCTTAAGGGCTTGACCATTTATCTTAAGATAGTTACCTGCCGCGTCTGCAAGGGCAAGACCTGCAAACAATGCGCCGAGTCCGGCACCAAGTGACGCAAGAGCAACACCTGCCCCCATACCTTTAGCCATAAACCCTAAACCACCGGCTAGTGCGTGTGAGAATACACCTTGTTTTTTTGAACCATCACCTTTATTGCCGCCCTTAGTGTTGGCTGCGATTTCCACAAGGGTGTCTAACATTCTTTTATCAAAATTTTTCTTATCGCTCTTTTCTTCAGCTAGGTCTCCAGGCTCGGGTGTGACAGCTTTTATTTTTTGAGCTGTATCCATCAACTCTAATCTATATTCTTTGAGCGTAGGAGTATCATGAACTACTGCCTTGATGTAATCATACACATCGACATATAATTCTGTTCGATCTTCATTTGCTTTTTTTAATTGTTCTGATAGATCAGCTAAAGACATTTATAAACCTTTTCGTTTCGCCCTTTCGTTTTTTTCTTTTATGTCATCTACTAGTAAAGTCAAGTAGATTTCTCTCTCCCAAGGCATCATGTGTTCAACTTCATCTAACGAGTAATTGAAATTGTTCATTAGTTGAAAGTTGACTTGATAATAGTTCGTCAACGTTTCATGAGAGAGGTTTACTAAAAAAAATCGTCGAGTCCTCTTAGTACGTGATTGTTATCAGTGCCACAAGACTCGCATTTAAACTCTACGTTTTTTGTAAGACTGGGAATGTTATTCGCAAAATCAGAAAGTTTTTCGAACTGACTCGAAGTCATCGACTCTAAAAAAGACATAATGTCTTCGTTAGTTTCATCTCTGACCGAAATATTTTCTTCTTCGGTCATAATAGAGTCCATGCAAGTAATGATTAACTGCATGAGAGCTTCAGCTACTGTAGAACTTTCCGACAAATTTTCGTTCAAAAGAAACTCATCGTATGTTGGATATTTCATTCTTACAGATACTTCATCTGTAATTGACACGATAGCATCTGCCGGAGATAATCCTCCAGTAACTTCTACATTGTCCAACTCTACAGAAACTTCATTTTGCTCTCCGCAATTACTGCAAGAAACGCTTACCTTAGAAGTTTCTCCTACCGATTTAGAACGAATCTTGGTAAACATATAGTCTACGTCAAATGTCGTCAATTTATGATCCAAAGGTTCTTCTACGCAAGACTCGATGGTGCGAATTATCGATCTGAGGATATCTCTGCGATTTTGAGACTCAAGCGCAATCAATAGATTCTTTTGTTCTTTAACTAGAAATGGTCGATATGTGATGTTCTGTTTACTGGACGGAACTGTCATTCCATATGCCGGTGACGAGTTTAGTTTTGGTAATGCCATGATGTATCCTATAATTTAAATTAAACCACCAAGATTGAGACCTATACTTGGAACCAATCCATCTTTTTCATTCTCTATTACTTCCCAATCAGTGTAAGAAAACTGTACAGAAAATTCAACAATCTGATCTTGATCACTGCTCAACGGGATAGAGCTTATTGACGTTGGGAATGCGTTTATCAGTTTTATACTGTATATAGATTTGCCTAGAACATCTAGGTTAAAATCTAAAGGACCTAAATCAAAACCAAATCTGGCGACAGGTTTTTTTAATTGCCGTATAATAATATCTTCAGAGTAGTTTTCTCTGTACCCAACGTGTAAATGTCCATTTTCTCTTACAATTATTTTAGAGTTCCACTTATCAAAATACTTTTTAGGAGCATAATCGTTGGTAACGTAAAACGTCATAGATACGTCTTCTGTTGCGAATCCGTTCGCAACTTTTTCTTGAACCATCGCGACGGGTCTATCAAGCGTAAGTATTTGTCTCCCAGGCAAAGTTACTTCTTTACAGAGGACATTCATCGTACGTCCATCCGTTCCGCCCATTGACGGAAGGTTGATCAGGAACTGATTATTCATCGCTAATCCGCCTTTGGAGATTAGCTTACTTTTTAATTCTTCTATGCCTGCCATTAGTCTGATATCTTCTGTCTGGAGTCTTTATAGACTGCGCTGATACTTGCCTTCTCGAACTTCGCGGTTGGTAAGAACGTTGCGATCTCCCACTCTGGCGCGGGTACCATTGCGAACTTACTCTTGACGTGTTCATTTAGATAGTGTTTGAAACACGGCTTGAAGTACTTCAGTTTCGCAGTTCTTGCCAATAACTCGTACGACATCTTGAATCGCGTTGAGTCGTTAAACTTCTTATTCGTTGTAATGTCCATCAACGCGTCTAACATCTTCGCACGTAGAATCGGAGGTAGATAGTGAAGGTTCAAACCATAGAACCCACCTTCGGCTGGACCAACCACAACCACCAACGGAAACGTGTCGTAAAACGGCAACGTCTCTTTGTGCTTCGGATCATAGAAGAACATGTACATACTACCTACGATCTCTTCCGTTGTTTGCTTCAACGGATCTTCTTTCATCAATGCCTCACGATTAATCGACTTGAGAGACTTGATCTTTTTTCTGAACCACTCACGGGACTCCTTAGTTCTTGGAGTAATCCCAGCACGAAACGCCTGCAGTTCTAGGTTCTGAAATATGTTAGACATGTGCGCTTCCGTAAAAATTCTTAACTGTATTTATACGCGTTTTTTCTTCTTTTTGAAGGGCGGCAACTTCTTGATTGGTTTTTTGGTGCGCAGAGGCTTGGGCATGATACCCATGGCGGTAAGTTCTTTCTCTGTCCAGATCTCAAAGTGGTATCCCCGATCCTTTGCGTATTCGGATGCAGCCTTCCACTTGGATTGATTCTTGATGTAAGTCATCCCTTCGTTAAGGAGCGTCCTACGAGACTTACCCTGTTTGCGCTCAGGACGTTTGGTTTCTTTATGAGGTTTGACTTCGACAAGTACAACGCGACCAGACTTGTACTGAATGACGAAGTCCATATAGTATCGGTGGGGTTTGTTGTCCGTCTCACATATATAAGGTATGATCAACTCTTCGGACATCCACTGTACGATGTCTGAACTATCATCACACCACTTCATTACGTGACGTTCCCACATAGAACGATACACAACGTTGTTCACGTCGCCCACGTACTTCGCTGGGTTCTTTGGCTTGTATCGCCCTTTGTAGGTCTTCATTCAAAAATTACGTATAAATAGTTTAATCATATTTATAGAACATCGAGTTTGGCATATGGCTATCGACGACGAAATAAAATTAAACCTAAATGCAGGTAACCCGCTCACCGGATCTCAAATTAATGTCTCTGCTTATGGAGGTACTAATTTTTTAGAAGAATATGAAGAAACCATAGAGCCGGTCAAAAAAATTCTTAAAGAAACCCCTACACCCCCTCAGAATTTACAATATCCCATAAACGATGAGAAAAAATACTATGGCGCTAGTGTCACATTTACTGCGCGTGAAGTTAAAGGAGCGAGCGTAAGTGGATTGGGGGTGATGGAAAAATTCGGGGACCTCATAGAAAGCATGCTGCCTTCCCTTGATTATAGAGAGGCCAATAAAGCACTACAAGAAGCTAATAGTCCAGATTATAACGCAGAAGATAATGGAGGAGTGTCTCAAGAACAAGCTATATCTAACGCAAAAGACAAAGCAAAATCTGTCGCATCTACTATTGCTGGAGAATCTGGTGGTTCTGAGTCCGATACTCCGATTTACTCAGAAAAGATAATAAGCGATAGAAAAGGCGTGCCTAAAATTAAACTGTATCTTCCCGTCGCCTTTCAACAAAACGATTCGTTTAACATCGCAACGCCAGAACTTGGTCAGATCGGCGCTGGCGCTGCAGCTATTATGAGTAAAGGCGGCCGAGTATTTGACGGATTAACAAAAGGTGCGAGTACTTTTATCGACTTAGTTACTGGTCAACTCGCCGGTGATGCTGCTAGATTAGGGTCGTCTCAACTTGCCGGAAAGGTTCCTGTAGTCGGGACTGAGCTGGGAGCGGCTACACAGATATCTGGTGCGGTTACGGTGAACCCCAATATCCGAAGCGCGTTTCGTGGAGTTGCGCTAAGAGAGTTCTCTTTTACTTTTAAATTCATTGCTCGATCACGAAAAGAATCCGACCAAGTTGAAAAAATTATTCATCACTTCAGGACATATTCCTACCCAGAATCAATAGAAGTGGGCGGAATAAGCGCAGGTTACAAATATCCAGACATGTTTTCTATTGTAGTGAAACATGAGCCCTCGGGTAAACGTGTTGGAACCAAGATTAAAGACTGTTTTTTGAGATCTATCGCGACAAACTATAACCCAACGTCGATGTCTTTTCATACGGATGGTCAACCAGTCGAGGTTGACTTGACTCTCAACTTCGTAGAAGAAGTTACGTTATCAAGAAAGGATGTTGCTCCGGAGGATGGTTACTAATGTCATACTTTAAACAATTTCCTTCATCTCTATACACTTTCGCTAACGGCGAAAGGGCTTCCGTACAAAATATTTCGGCTTATGTTGAAATAATAGACGAGATAAAAACTAATAGTTCATATTATCATAATTACTACATTCGTAATGGCGATAGGGCCGACAACGTTTCATATGAATTGTATGAAAGCCCGTTATTGCATTGGACGTTTTTTATGATGAACGATCACCTTCGGGAATTTGGTTGGCCGCTTGATCACATTGAAATCGTAAAGAAAGCAAAAAAAGATTTTCCTTTTACTACGCTATCCACCGAAGATGTTATACCAGCATCATTCACAGTCGGATCAATCATTAAATCTATGCAATCATCTGATAACAACCCATCTAATGCTGAAGGAAAGATCGTGTCCTATGATTTAGATTTGGGGCATATAGTTATAGAACCAATCGATAATAAAACATTTAAATCAACTGATATTGTTAATGTTGTAGGACAGACAGATACTGTCCAATTGAAAGCTGTAGAACCGCAGTACTTGTCGGCACATCATTATTTGCATGAAGATCATATGTACACAAACAAATCGGATCTGCCCGATCAATCGACCTATGTCGAGGTCACCAACCTAGATTTTTATACGCAAAAGAATGAAGAAAATCGACAAATTATTGTATTGAAATCAAGTTCAATTAATAGGGTCGTTCAATTATTTAAAGAGGCGATTCGCACACAATGAGCGTGATAAAACCTTCAGCGGCGGAACACATCGATTCGGTATCGATAAACTCTGTTCTTATCCACACTCAGCACACTGGACCAGTAGATATAGCCGGTGTCGTTACTGACTTGGACGTTTTTGAACATCTAGACAAACCATATGTCACGGCACTACTTGGTTTCGTAGATATAGAAGACATTGTCGGCGTTTTGAATATAAGCGGCGGCGAAAAGATCACAATCGTTTTGAAGTCGAATATGGAAGATGCTATTGCTATTGAAAAGGTTTTCTATATTGATAAAATTTCAGCATCGAATAAAGTTGCAGATAATGAAGAATTTTTTGCTATGCACTTAATCGAAGATGTTGGGTTCAAGTCTAACTTGATCAATATCAATAAATGTTATAGCGGAAAGTCTTCTACTATCATTGAAAAGATCGCCGATGAATATTTTAATGCGAAAGTGAACAAGCCCATCGATAAAGATCTACAGGATATAAAGGTTATTATACCAAACCTAACACCCATTGATGCAATGTGCTGGATTAAAAATAAAACTACTACTGTAGAAGGATATCCTTTCTATCTCTACTCCACACTAATAGATCAAAATTTTAATTTTGTCGATTTACAAAGTCTTCTTAAAACGCCTCCGATGAACCCTCGCAGTGGACAAGAATATACGCATTATGAATCTCAGATATCTACTATGTCTCCGGAAAGTAGACGCCGAGTTATTATGGCGATGCAGTCAAGAGATAGTTATGATATGTATGATTTAATTAATAAAGGAATTTTAGGAGCAGAACATCGGTATATCGATACGATAAAAAAAATAGACAACAAGTTTGTTTATGACATTGAACCTGAAGTAGTCGCAACCCTTGAGGAGGATGGTATTGTTGAAAAAGGGCGTTTACCAATATATGATAAGTATCGATATGACTGGGCAAAGAACCCTATCAGCTCAAGAAAAATTACTCGTGTCGGCGGCGCAAATGTTTTTGAAGGTGACGTAAAGTCTATATCAGAACAAGACAAAATTGCTTACTACACCTTAAACGAGAGATCCCGAGCAATTTCTAGGTTGTTGACCACCGACCCAGTGACATTTGTCGTTCATGGTTTAGACTTTCTGTATGGTGACTACAACACAACTATAGGAAATAAATTGAGAGTAAAAGTTTTGCGTAACACTAAGACCGGAAATCGAACCGACCTTTTCGATAAAAAGAAGTCTGGTGACTACCTTATCTTTGCGTGTAAACATTCATTCACTCCACGCGAATATACAATTACCTTCTCTGGTGTTAAATTATCTAATGGCGATATAAAATGATACCTCAAACGTTTATAGATTATTATGGCGATCAGACTCGTTGGTTTATTGGAGAAGTCATTAATGTAGCTGATGACCCCTTACAGTTGGGTCGTGCACAGGTACGTGCGTTCGGTGTATACGATGATATCGAAGACAAAGACCTACCATGGGCTCAAGTAGTCATTCCAATTACAACTGGCATACACAAAGGTAAAGGACAGAATCTTGGTATGTTAGTGGGTACTCAGGTTTTTGGTATCTTCTTAGATGGACAGGACTCTCAATTGCCTATGGTCATCGGATCGATACCGAAAGAAGGCGACACAAACGAAAAGGCGAAGGCAAACTATCCTCTTAATAAAGTGTATGAGACTGAACGTGGTCACTTCAAGGAGTATGATGACACCGAAGGTAAGACCCGTATCAGAGAACAACATAGATCGGGTACCAATTACGAAATGCAAGACGATGGTACTCGTAGAACATACGTAGTAAAAGACGACAGCCTTGTAATTGGCGGAGATCATTTCACCGTAGTCGTTGGTAATGATGAAGTGAGTGTGGCCGGCAATGTTAAAATCAATGTCACTGGTAATGCATTGATCGCTGTAAAAGAAGATGTTAAGGTCACATCTGCAGTTTCTATTGACTTATCCGCTCCAAGTGTAACCGTTAGAGGCGACACAGTTAAACTTAATTCATAGGTAATATAATGACAGACAATATACAACAACTGGATTCCGATGATGGGTTAAATGTAGTACAGATTGACGGTACTGTTATCGAACCTATGATACCGGCATTCGATAAGATAAACACTAATTTCGAAACCGTACTCACAGACACCACCGCAGATGCGACTACTAAGGCTGACGCCGCAGAAGCAGCCGCCAAAGCCTATGCTGATGGAATCTTAACGACCGAAACAACCAACCGCGAATCTGCAGATCTAACTCTACAGTCTAACATCGATGCGGAAGTCGCTCGCGCCACATCGATAGAGTCTGGGTTACGCACCGATGTAGATTCCCTACAATCACAAGTCGCCGATAATGACTCTGACATTCTTTCTTTACAAGGTCTAGTAGGTGGTGATGTTAGTGATCTACAATCTCAGATCGATTCGGAAGTTGCTCGGGCCACTGCAGCAGAAGGTGTTAACGCTAATGCGATTGCGACAGAGAAGACTCGCGCAGAAGGTATCGAAGCTGGTCTACGCACTGACGTAGATAGTATACAGGCGCAGATTACCGCAAACGATTCTGACATCACTGCCCTACAAACTCTACAGTCGGGCGATGTATCTGGTTTACAAAGTCAGTTGGACGCCGAAGTTACTCGCGCTACTGGTGTTGAATCTGGATTACGTACCGATGTAGATACTGTAACGGGTCGAGTCGATACAATCATTGGGTCGTCTCCAGAGACTCTAGATACGATTCAGGAAATCGTCATCGCATTCGAAGATGCCGACAGCGATCTGCAACAAGTCATCACTAATAATTCTAGTCGGTTGACGACTGCAGAGTCTGACATTGATGCGGTAGAAGTAAGAGCAACCGATTTAGAATCTCGTGCGACTACAACAGAAGGTAATGTAACATCTGTACAAGGCGAAATCAATACTCTACAGTCTGAAATGAATGCGGTAGAAAGTCGTGCTACTTCGTTAGAGACAGATGTCACTTCGTTAGAGGTTCGTACTACAGACCTAGAGACAACGGTAACTCAAACTCAATCAAAGGTCGGTACGGGTTCATTCGACACAACTGCACAAGACAACGTTGGCGCAATCAATGAGGTTCATACAGAACTAGATTCGACAGTTTCTCGTGTAGATGGACACGATACTGTTGTTGCCGATCTACAGACACAGATCACTTCAGAAGTTACTCGTGCGACTGCGCAAGAGTCAACAATCCTTTCAGAGTTGGCGGCATCAAGTGGTGTGTTAGACAACCAAAACAGTTCGGGTAACCCTATTAAACTATGGACGGGTACCCAAAGCCAATATTCTGCATTGACACCAGATCCAGATACACTGTATTTCATCACAGGTTAATAGGCATCACCTATGCCAGTCATTAACGGGTCGGACAATCACAACGTTCTGCTTGGCGATCAACCGATCGTCGAAGTGCGCCTGGGTGATGAACTGGTATGGTCAACGTATGTTGCGTTTCTGGGTAATGAACCAATCATCGAAATTCGATTGGGTGATCAACTTTTGTGGGCAGCTTCGACCGCCGCACCTGCACCTGCACCTGCGCCCGAACCAGAACCAGAACCAGAACCAGAACCAATAGTAGAGATAGAACTCCCTACACTCAATATCAGACCCGTTCCTAACTCTACCCTTCCCTCTCTTAAGAAAGAGGACGCAGACTTCCTCAGTAAACTCGCTTCGGGTGGTTTGTCTTTGGCTGGCATTGCATTGCCCGCTCTCGCATTACCTGCGATCGGCGGTATACAAATACCGTGCGAAGGTGGCACATTGCCTACACGAGCAGACATCGTTAACGAGTTCAATAAACTGGCACAGATACCAAGCAAGATACAGGTATACATTGATTCGTTACCGGATATCAAGGCGGAACTAAAGGCAGAGAGGACTCGATTAGAGGCAGAGGCTAGAGCGAAAGGTGAAGAACTAGAACAAAAGTTAGAAGGTCTAGACTCCGACGTACAGAATTTTAATGCACAAGCTGAAATAGAATCTCAGATAGAAGGTGAGATCGCTCAGATAAAGGAACAGTTACAGGGCATCATCGATCAAGTCGAAGAGATCATGGAGTTGATTGGAGATATTCTATCCCCGTACTGGAAGAAGGGTCAGGTACGTAACTGGCAGAAAGAGGCCGACGATGCGTGGAATGAACTGATACAAGAATATCATATGTTCATTCCTGCGAAGATGCTTGAGATGATCTCGAAGGTGATACCGATCGGATTCAATGTAAATGTTTTAGGAATAAGTATTGATGTACTCAAGGTCTTCGAAGAAGAAGAACAGAATCGTATTATATCACAAATAGAATCAGAAGTCGATAGATTCCACTCGATGATTCCTGCAGAGTATCAACAGTTCAATGCTGAGTTTGGTGTGAAGTGTGACGAATGGAGAGCTCGATGTACATGGCAATATGTCAAGTCGGAGATCGTCAAGTTCTGTACCAAGACATTACACGAAGCGTTCGGTAAATTAATAGACAAGTTCAAAGAGATATGGGACGCTTTGGGTCTGCCTTCGTTACCTGCACCATTGAACTTTGATGTTGAATCGTTCATAAGGGCTCAGATAGAATCTGCGAAACAGAAAGCCGAACAATTCAAGACGGACGCAATCGCTAAAGCGGGGCAAGTGCAGTCGGACATAGAGAATATGGATCAACTCATTCAACAAGAGATTGACGACCTAGATGCCCAAATAGACAACTTCAAGAAGGAGTTTGAACAAGAACTCAAAGATGCCGAGGACAGAATAAAGAACTTTGATTTGCAGGCAGAGGCATATAGTATGATCATTGATCAATTGGAGGGTGTATCTCTATTCGGTATGTCTCTACTTGATGTGATCGGTGGTAATATCGATGAGACAGTGAAGATGCCAGAGAAAGACATCGACAATCTAATCAAGGCTGCACGTGATTTTTCTGCGAACTGGGAGAAAGAACTGCTGAATGTATGGATCAAGAAGATCAAGTCGTTCCTAGATGCGATTGGTCTGGGCAAGTTGTTGGACCTACTGACACTCACATTATGCGATGTTTTGCCATTGATTGGTATACCAACTTCATTTGATGTAGAACTTCCCGTATAAATACAAAGAAAAAGAGTTTAATGTAATGCCAAGCGTATTTTCTACAGAAGACGGAAACCTGCAGAATAAACCGATCACGATAAGTATTGACCGTGAGTATTCGGATATTGACTGCACGTTCGCACGTAAGACATCGGGCGATGTTTATAAGAAGACAGATGCCGCTGCAGTTCGACAGTCTGTAAAAAATCTTTTATTGACTCGGCCTGGATCAGTCCCATTCAAACCAGATTTTGGTGGTGACTTAGAAAGCTTATTATTTTCACTGTCAACCGAAGTTTCGGAAGATGAGGTTGAAGATATTATTAAAAACTGTATTAGTCAATATGAACCAAGGGCGAAGGTCCGTAACGTTACCGCAACATTTAACGAAGACGTTTATACTTTAAGTGTACGGTTGGTGTTTGCTGTTGTTAATACTCCGAAAGTAGTCACTATGAATTTAACTATTGCAAGGTCAAGATAATGACAATCAATACATCCAAACTAGATTTCAACGATATCAAATCCAAATTAAAAACTCATCTGAGAGCAGATTCTGAGTTTGCCGATTTTGATTTTAATGCGAGCGGACTGTCTAATATTCTGGACGTGCTTGCTTATAATACGCACCTCAATGCGATCACCGCTAACCTCGCAATAAATGAATCTTTTTTAAGCACTTCTCAAGTACGAGCGTCGGTTATCTCTCATGCCGAATCTCTAGGTTACTCTGTGAAGTCCCGTACTTCAGCGAGAGCAACAGTAGAGGTTGCCATTACTATTCCTAACCCACCTTCGACCTTTACTTTAAATAGAGGTACAGAGTTCCTAACGACCATTGACGATCGCGGCTACACCTTTCATACATTAGAACCTAAAACTGTTGCTATTGAAGACGGTAAGTTTACGTTTAAGAACGTGCAGATCGCCGAAGGAAAAATGAACACGCGTACTTTCTCAGCAAACAATTCGGTAGATGTCAGTTACGTTATAATGGACGAAGGTGTAGACACATCTACATTATCTGTAAATGTAAGAGACAACGCAACATCACCAGATTCAGTCGCATATCAAGATTTACAGTCGGTCGGTACTATTACTGACGATTCTAAGATCTACATGGTCAATGAAACGCCTAATGGATATTATGACATTTTATTCAGCGACGGAAATATTTTAGGACAAAGACCTATCCGTGGAAACGTAATTGAAGTTTCATATGTATCTACTAAAGGTTCGGAAGGAAATGGCGCAAGAACATTTAAGTTAAATAGTTTCAGCGACCTCGGATATACTTCAACTGTAGATACGATAAGTTTTTCGGCTGGGGGCTCTAGTAAAGAAAGTATCTCTTCTATTAAGATGAATGCTCCTCGCGCATGGGCTGCGCAAAACCGACTCGTTACAGCAGACGATTATCGGGCGCTTATTCAATCGAAGTATTCTTCATACTTTCATGACGTTATTGCTTGGGGCGGTAATGATAATGTTCCTCCGGAATACGGTAAAGTTTTTGTTAGTTTAAACTTCAGAGATGATGTAGATCCGAACGTTATTGATGCAGAGCAGGAACGAATAAAAAAAGAATTGACTTCTAATCTATCAATTATGTCAATTGACGTAGAATTTGTATCCCCGCAAAAAACCTATCTAGAAATAAACACATCGTTTAATATAGATCCATTGAAAGTAACCAAGTCTCAAAGCCTAGAGACAGACGTTCGCGGATTGATCAATACACACGTGCAATCTGAGTTATCTACATTCAACGCCATCTTCCGCCGTTCCAATCTATTGACGCAGATCGATAACCTATCGCCTGCGGTTCTAAACTCGCGAATGACTTTGAAAGTTCAACAGAGAATTCCTATCACTGAAATGTTTACCGAACTGAATGAGAAGAGTCTGGGGATTACTGATAAGATAGAACAAGACTTCCACGTAAACTTCCCTGTCTTCTTGGCAGAACCAGACAAAGACGATCACACAATCACATCGTCGGTGTTCAAGTCTAACGGACAGAACGTCATCATCAAGAATAAACTAGGTTCAACTAAGTTACAACTGCTAGACATGGACAACATCATCAAGATCGATAACATCGGATCGTATGAACCAGCGAAGGGCACAGTAACACTTAACGCATTGACCGTTGACGAAAATAGTTATGTCGATGATGCTATTAAAATAAGTGCGACTCCGGCGAATCAAAGTACAATCATACCTTTGAGAAACTATATCCTAACGATTGATGAAGGTTTGTCGATGGTTTACTCTAATGTAGATACAGGTGTAATCAAGGTCGATTTGTAATGTCAGATTTGAGAATAGACCCTAAGTTTCATCAACCAAAAGTATCTCAGGTACTTCCTCAGTTTTTTCAGGAACAGTACCCAAGGCTCGTTTATTTTTTGGAACTATATTATAAGTTTACGGAAAAAGAGTCTGTAGAAAAGATAATCAATGAATTGATTGATATACGCAATATCTCAACTACTGAGTTAGAGCACTTAGATTTATTGATAGGTGAAATCAGTGATGGGTTAGATGCCGGATCATTTGATCAGAATGTAAATGCTGACCCAAGATTTATGGCGCGACTCCTATCAAGATTTTATCGGTCCAAGGGTACGCAACTATCTGCGGAACAGTTCTTTAAGGCGTTCTATGGTGTAGACGTTGAAGTCACCTACCCAAAAAGAAACATCTTTCGGCTGAACGACAAACCAAGAGGATCCCTAATCGGACCTAATTCGTTGAAGTACATTCAAGACGACAAACGATATCAGATTTTCTCAGTTCTTTTAAGAACACCTCTATCGTTTTCTGACTACGAAATAATGTACAAGAAGATGGTACACCCGGCCGGGTTTTATTTGGCTGCAGAGACAGAGACTCTGGGGTTCGGAGATCTCGACGTTATGGCGGGGGATACAACTGATCCATTAGAAATACCTAACTACCCAGTCGTTCTTGAAACAACTCAGTCGGGCAGTCTCACTCCGACATACTCTCTACTCGTTATGGAAGAGAACGATCCGGTCGATGCACGTACACAGGCACAGAAGGACGATGGTACAGGTATTATCGTTAGTTCGCTTGAGACACTTGTTAAGTACGAAACGATTACATTGCAACAACTATCCGACGACTTCGGTACGATCGGAGAATGGGCTGGTGTGAAACCACCTACACTAGATGATGGTACACTTGATCTATCACAAACCTACGAAAATCTAGACGCAGAAGAACACGGCGGGTAAAATGACAAGAAGAATTCTAAACACAGGTGGATCAGCAAACGACGGTACGGGAGATACACTCCGCGAAGCCAGCGAAAAG